GCGCCCAGCTTGAGGCAAGCTTTGCACCTGAGGCAGTTCTCGCGGCGCGAGAGCATGCCCGGCGCGAGTTCCCACGCGAGTCCTGCGGCTTCATCGTCGCCGATCGCTACATGCCCTGCGAGAACCTCGCGGCCAAGCCAGAGGACGACTTCTTCATCGCCCCCGAGCGCTGGAACGAAGCCCTAGCCCTGGGCGACATCCAGGCCGTCGTGCATTCGCACCCGAACGGCGAGGTCTTCCCCACCGCGGCCGACATGCGCTCCCAGCGCGATACGGCGGTGCCGTGGGTGATCATTGCCCTCGACAGCGAGCGCGTGCTCGACCTGATGATCTGGGGCGACCAACTTCCGCGAGCACCGCTCGTCGGGCGTCCCTTCGTGCATGGCGTCTTCGACTGCTACAGCCTGATCCGCGACTACTATCTGGCCGAGCACGCACTGGATCTGCCCGACTATCCGCGTGACGACGGCTGGTGGAAGGACGGCAAGGATCTCTACGTCGAAAACTTCCGCGCCGCGGGCTTCTTCACGATCGACCGCAGCCAGGTGAAGGAGGGCGACGCCTTCCTGATGCGCATGGGTGACCGCTCCGGCAACCCCGACAGCCGAATCAACCACGCGGCGGTCTTCTCGTCCAATGACCTGATCCTTCACCACAAGCCCAAGCGCCTGTCCTGCCACGAGCCGGCGGGCATGTGGGCGCGCGTCGCTGACGTCTTCGTCCGCCATCCCGAGGTGAACGGCTATGTCTAAGCGCGTCATTCACCTGCACGGCCATCTGGGCAAGGTCTTCGGCAAGCGGTTCGAACTTCAGGTCGAGACCGCGGCCGAGGCTATTCGCGCGCTCAACGCCAACTTTCCCGGTCGCTTCATGAAGGCCCTCTCGGAGGGCTCCTATCGCGTCGTGCGCGGCAATCTGAAGAAGGGTATCGATCTCGCCGAGGAACACATCGCCGAGTTCCGTCTGGGCGTTGCCGATCTGCACATTATCCCGATCGTGCAGGGCTCTCGCAACAAGGGCGGAGGTGCGCTCAAGGCCATTCTCGGCGTTGCCCTCGTTGGTATCGCAATCTTCGCATCGGGCGGCACGCTTGCAGCGCCACTCTCCGGCATGAGCACGGCCATTCCCGGCATGATGGGTCTGACCTACGGCAATCTCGCCTTCATCGGCGCCGGTCTCGCGCTCGCTGGTGTCTCCGCGATGATGTCGTCGGCCGAGAAAGCCAAGAAGCGTGACGAGAGCTCCATGATCGGCCCAATCAACGTCTCCGAACAGGGAGGCGCGGTGCCGCTCGCCTATGGCCGCGTGATGACCGGCTCGATCGTCGGCTCGTCCGGCACCGACATTGAACAGATTGGCACCTGGAAGCAGCCCGGCACGGTCGCTGGCAACCCCGGCACGGTGACGATCGACGGCGTGGTGCATGACGTTCAGGGTGGAGTGATCGGATGACCTTTGTTCCGCGAATGGATCCTGCGGTCTTCGGCATCTCCGGCTCGAAGGGTGGCAAGGGTGGTGGCGGCGAAGCGCCGAACACGGTGCGCTCCAATGCTCGCATTCGCCTTATGGAGATCATCTCCGAAGGCGAATGCGTTGGCCTGGCTAATGGCGCCCAGTCGATCTTCTTCGACTATACCCCGCTGAAGAACGCTGACGGCACATACAATTTCGGCGCAACCACGCCGGAACAGAAGGCAGTTCTGGAGAATGAGGAACCGGTCGACAAGGGCTCGTCCGGATCGACTTCAGGCGTTCAAGGCATCGGCATCAACTGGTCCGTGCGCACGGGTCTTCCCGACCAGACTCATGTGCCAGGTATTCCAACTGCCGAGACACCTTTCATTGTCGAGACGCGGGTCAAGGCATCGACCGGGCCGGTTGTGCGCACGATTGCCGAACCGACGGCCGACTCCGTGCGTGTCATCGCCCGCGTGCCGGGTCTTGTGCGTCAGGACAAGGAAAACGGCGAGCTGAAGCCAACGAGCGTTTCCTGGGCATGGGAGGTGCGTTCCAACGGCGGAGCCTGGAACCGTGTCGCCACAGAGACCATCAACAACCAGAAAGCCACGTCACCATTCCAGGTGGCGCGCCGCATCGAACTGCCCGTGGGTGGCTACCCCTGGCAAATCCGCATGGTCCGCATCACGCCGGACAATGACACGGTGGAGCTCCAGAACGAGACGTGGTGGGAAAGCTACACCACGGTCGTCGAGGGCAAGTTCACCTATCCCCACACGGCCTATATCGCGCTGGAGATCAATGCGCGCGAGTTCGGCACGAACATTCCGGCGCGCACCTACGACTGGATCGGTCTGAAGATCCAGGTGCCGTCGAACTACAACCCGATCACCCGCACCTATACGGGCATCTGGGACGGCACCTTTAAGATCGAGTGGACGAACAATCCCGCCTGGATCTTCTACGATCTCGTCACTCACCCGCGCTACGGGCTGGGCGAATACATCGACGCTTCCAAGATCGACAAGTGGGGCCTCTACCAGATCGCGCAGTATTGCGACGAACTGATCCCGTCCGGCTACAAGAACCGCGACACGGGCGAGGACATCCTCGAGCCGCGCTTCACATTCAATGCCTGGATCCGCAATCGCGAAGAGGCCCACAAGGTTCTCAACAACATCACCGCGATCTTCCGCGGCATGGCCTTCTGGTCGCTCGGTCAGATCTTTGCCGTCGCTGATATGCCGAAAGAGCCGGTGAAGCTGGTCACGCCGGCGAACACGATTGACGGGCGCTTCAAATACTCAGGCACGGGCCTCAAGTCGCGTCACTCGGTCGCGATCGTCAAGTTTTCCAACCAGGATGATTTTGGTCGTCCTGATACTGAGATCGTGCCGAACGAGGATCTCATCAAGTCGCCGATTGGCTGGCGAGAGAAGGAGATTGATCTCTTTGGCTGCACGTCGCGCGGTCAGGCGCATCGTTATGCCAAGTGGATGCTCGACTCTGAGCAGTTCGAAACAGAGGTCGTGGAGTATCGCTGCTCCTGGGACCAGGCCGACCTTCTGCCCGGTCACATTGTCGCCATTGCCGACCCGAGCAAAGCTCAGGCCCGCACCGGTGGGCGTCTGAAGAGCGTCGCTGGCACCGTTCTGGGCCTCGACAAGGACTTTGCGCCGACAATCGGTGAGACCTATCAGATCATGGTCACGCTGCCTGATGGCACGCTGGAGACCAAACCGATCGTTGCCTTCACTGACGGCAACAACAAGGTCACGATTGCCTCGGCTCTGTCGCAGACCGTCGAGCCTAATGCGGTCTACATCATCAAGGGAACGGATGTTGCACCGCGGCTTTTCCGCGTTCTGAGCAACAAGGAGACGGAGAAGAACATCTTCACCATCTCCGGGTTGTTCTACGACCCGACGAAATTCGCTCGCGTCGAGCAGGGTGTGATCCTGGAGCCGATCCAGTATGCGCGCCCGCGCAATATCTCAAAACCGCCGACGAACCTGAAAGCGACGGAAAGTCTGTTCTTCCAGTCTGGCAATGCCAAGACGCGGATTAATCTGTCTTGGACACCGCCGGTCGATATGCTGGTGAAAGAGTTCACCATCTCGGCGATGACGCCAGGTGGTTTCGTCAATTATGGCTCCGTCACCAACCCCTCCTTCGACGTTGAGGAGAGCATCCCCGGAACATGGACCTTCTATGTCGCGGCCGTCTCTGCCACTGGGCTGACTTCAAGCTATGCCGAGCTGGAATTTACCGCTTCCGGCTGGGAGGGTGTTGAAAGGCCCTATGTCAGCCATCTGGAGCTGTTCGGGCGCGGCACTGAAACGACCTTTGGCGGGCGCGAGTTCAAGGTTGTCTGGCGCAACAATTTTCCGCAGGTCGCCTCCGATCTGACCCAGGAAACCAATGGTGCTGGCGTCAACGACATCAACCCGTTCTTTCGCGACAACGTGGTGCGGATCTATCACCCGACTACGAACGAGCTGCTGCGCACCTTCGTCAGCCAGACACGCGAGTTTCTCTACACCTACGAGATGAACGCCGAGGACAACGCGCGCTTTGCACGCGGTCCCCAGCGTAAGATCCGCGTCGAGGTGACGGTTCGTGACACACTGGGTCGGGAGTCGAGCCCGGCGATCCTTGTCGTCGAGAACCCGGTGCCCTCGCTGTTCGTTCCGACCGTCAAGGCTGGCATCGAGCAGGTCTTCATCGAGCTGCCACCGCTCGATGACCCCGATCATGCCGGCTACCTCGTCTGGATGGAGACAACCAACTCCTTCGATCCAAAGACGACGGATGTCGCTTATGACGGCATCAACAACACGCTGACGCTCAAGGCTGAAGCCTTCGGCACCTACTACGTCAGGGCCGCTGCCTATGACTCCTTCGGTCGCGAGGGTGTCAATGTTTGTCCGCCGATTCGCGTCGATGTCGAGACGGGCGTTGATACCGAGCCTCCCGCGGTTCCGACAGGGCTTTCTCTCACAAGTGCGATCGAGCGTAATGGCGCAGGTGATCTTCAAGTTCGCCTGACGGCAACCTGGGCCGTCTCGCCCTCCGAGAACTTCGGCGTCTTCGAGGTCGAGATCCGTCCCGCCGGCGGCAACTGGATCTCCAACACCACGGCATCGAACCGCTACGAGTGGACCGGCCTGGCCATGAATGCGGGCTATGAGGTGCGTCTGCGAGCCCTCAACAAGTTCATGTATGCCTCGGCCTACGCTGCGACGGTCGCTATCACAACGGCATCAAATACTGTTGTGCCTGGAGCACCCTCGTCTCTCGTCGCCAGCGCCTCGCTTAAGAGCGTGTTTCTGAAGTGGGTTAATCCGAGCGACAGCGATCTCGATCTGGTTGAAGTCTGGACGCACACCAGTGA